CGGGGCAATCAGCCCTTCACCACTGGAGATAACACAATGACAACATTAATCAAAGAGACTGGCTACATGATGGAACACGACACAATGACTGGCGAGCAGTCGCTTGAGGGCGTGACGGGTGAATGGCGCAAGGCTGATGCCATTGACCTATTGGGCATGGTAACGCACGGCGAGTTGGATGCCGAGATGTTGAGCAGCGATTACGAACTATTGTCGGACACCACATCACACGACGGGTCGCGTACGTTGGTTTGGCAATGCGCCGTGCACGTTAAGCACACCATCGTGGCGACATTTGCAGGATGATGGGCAAGGGGCACAGGTAACGCGCCGAGAGCCGGAAACGATGGGCGCGAAGTGGGGGCGAAGGCCGATGCCAAGGGGGCGCACGAGAATCTTTCGTCAAAGCCTCCGGCTGGAGTCGAAGACCTTATCTCGAATGAGAAATGTCCAGCGTGTCCCGATGTCCACCGTCCGACGATATCGTTTTTTTCCGGCGTTTTCGACTAGTCGACGATATCTCCAGATTCTGATTTTTTTAGAGATGGACACGGTGGACACGGTGGACAGACGCCCGTCCGACGGGGGTTCGCGGCCTGTCCAGCTACTTGCGGCCTGTCCACCGTGTCCAGTGCAGTATGGCGGGTCTGTCCACCGTGTCCACCGTGTCCCACCGTCGGCGATATCGGTCGGCTGTCCAGAGACTTTCTTCGGGCATCTGTCGTGTCCAGAGAATTGCGGACGGGACACTCCACAGGACGGTATCTGAGAGCGCATTTCCGCATGCCAGAGTAGCCCGACTTGCAAGGGTACTTGACAGGCATCCGAAAGTGTGTTAAAATAAGAACACAAACCAAGAGGTGGCCACGGGGGCTGCCGCAACAACCAGAGCCTTAGGAGGCACAACATGAGCAACTACGAACTGGACGCCAGAGTGGTGGTGAGCAAACAGGGACACGAAGCAGACGAGCTAGTGGGAACAGTGACCGAGGTTAAGAAAGGATGGCACACCGTGCTACTGGACGCAGGGAACACCGTCAAGTTACAGGCGAAGCACCTCAGCCCTTGGGTTGAACCGCAGCAAGCTGACGACGAGCAAGCCGATGACAAGCCAAAAGGCATGAGCGGCACACTCAACAAGTACCGCCGCACCTATCGCCCGTCGCTGACTGCAAAGGGTGGTAAGAGCCAATCATCAACGGCGTCAATCACGGCTCGTTACATGGAAGGCTACGACCACGCGCAGGTAGCTCAAGTGTTGGCGCTCCTCCTAGGAATGGGCGAAGCGCAGACCGAGGAATCGCTAGTCTACTACCGCATGTACGCCCATCTCAACAATGGTCAGATGCGCATGAACTGCGGCAACCGCATCAACAACGCGGTGAAACGTGGCGAGCTTACTGAAGACGACGTGAAAGAGTTGATGGAATCACTGCCAGCCATCTGGACGGCGGAAGACCTAGACCCTAAACACCGTCCACACGCTCTAGTGAAGTAAGGGGGTCACCATGAAAAAGTACGAACCTAATTACAAGGTGAGCATCATCGCAGGTGACAAAGGCCGATTCTACGTGGTGCGGCTCAAGGACAGCAACGGCGGTTATGAGGGAGGCACTTTTATCATCAGTCGCATGGTAGGGACGCGCAACTACACGCGATTCTACAAGGTGACGCCCGACTCAAAGAGCAAAGTGAGTTACCCACTTTTCCCGACGCTACGCGACGCAATCATGGCGGTGGTAGCATAGAGTAAGCTGTTAGAGCGTCCTTGGGTTAGGGCGCTCCATAGAGTTCACTCGACGGGGAACAATGGTGTCGACGGTCGACACACCCCGAACATGTAAGGAGTCCGCAATGGACAGATTAGTTAGATTCACGTTCAACTCTCGCAACCACTTGTTGGTGCAGGTAACGAACATGGGCAATAAGAACAACCTAGGCATCGCGCTGTGGGCAGTTGATAAAGACCTAGTGACGATGCAGGGCAAGAAAGAGGAAATCACCAACACGCCGTGGAGAGCCGAGTACCCGTGGTTAACATCCCAAGGGCTGTCGGGAGTTGAAACCGTAGCCGTGTACGCAGTGACCGAAGGCGTGATTGAAGTGGTGCACGTCTATGCTTTAATCAAGGACTTAACCCAATAGTGATTGACACCATGCTCGCGGTGTGGTATCGTGGGCATGCTGACAGGCACTCTGCCGCATTCCAACAAGGAGCAACAATGGAAAACACGACCCTAATCGACTTGATTCGCGCACGTACCTCAGATTTACGCAAGCGCGGATACAAGACGACTCAAGCCAAGGTGAAAGAGGCGATTGCCCAAGCCTATGGTTATCGCTGCTACAATTCAATGTACTACGACCGAGGTGGTCGTGTCCCTACCACAGCTTTTATTGAAGCAACATTCTGGCGCGTGGTGGGCTATCCAGAGGGGAACGCGTAATGATTCAAATGCACCCATCGCTCGCAGGTAAACAGTTGTCGAAGTTTTACTACGCGACTATGAGAGACAGATTGGTCGCAGAGCACAAACACCTGTACGGACGTCTGGTAGGTAATTGCGACACCGGACGATTCAAAAGAATCCCTGACAAAATGGAAGACCTTTGTCAGCAAGTCTCAGAAATGAGACGCCTAGTAGTGGCGACGGCTAGACGGCGTGGCCAACAAGGCACAGAGAAGTCTCACTATTGGGCGTGGTTGTACACACCTGAAGAGAGACGGGAACAAAACCTGATGTGCGGCTATAACTGCACTATGCCAATGAGCGTGTACAAGCAGTTGGACGCAGCCCACGGAGGACGAGTGGCATGATTAAATGGACACTGCAGTGCGTAGCACTATTTTTGGTTTTTGTTGCAATTTTTTATTTAGGGGAGGGCGTGTCCCTCCTATCTCAACTAGTAAGGAACTAACATGTGTAAAGGACTTTTAAAGCGGCCATAGTGGCCACCGCCGTTAGTGCGACAATAGTAGGAGCGGCAACGGCATTGACTGCTGCCGTAATCATCGGAGCCACCAACGCACACGGCGCAGAATGGTCAGTTATTACTCCAATCGGGTCTAAGCATTTGAACACCGACGTGGACTACAACGAGAATAACTACGGCCTAGGCGTCCAATACAAGGACTTCGGCCTGTTGTGGTTTAAAAACTCGTATGATAACAACTCAATAGCGGCATTTTGGTCGCCTCGAACCCAAATCGTGAGCGGCATTGATGTGGGCGTCCGATTAGGTGCGGCGTCCGGATACGATGAAGTGGGCGTATCTATGTCGCCTTTATTCGGGTCTGTGATTCCTTTTGTCAACCCTTACGTGTCGGTAGGCAACTCCGAGTGGGGATGGCTCAATGTGGGTGTGTTGCCTCCAGTGGGAAGCGACGGCGCAGTGATTACGTTTGACTATGAATATCGATTCTAGGAGCAGCAGATGAAACTTTTTGCCGAAATCAGCATAGCAAGTGCGGTACAGAGTGACCCGATTCGCTCAACCAAAAACATTGTGTGGAAGAACCGAGACTTCAGACCAAGTGCCTTGGTGTTGTGTTCGTTCTCCAAAAACTTTCGCAAAGGCGGTGTCGACGTCGACACACTGCCGAGCATCAAGCCGTCGAGCATGATGGCTACAGTCAACACCATGCGCAAGACAGTGGCTCAAACCACCAACGCGCAGAAAGCCAGAATCCGCGAAGACTACCAAGCCCTGTATGCCAAGTACGGCATCGAAGATTTGGATTGTCCGGATTCAGTGAAACGCGAAATCACTCGCGGTTGTCCTACGTTTATGCGTGATTCCTTTATTATGCGTATTCGCGGCGGCGAGAAATGGTCGTGTGAAATGATTCGCACAGCCAAAAAGAATGGTTCAATCCGCGCCGTTGCGCTGCAGCACGGCCTACGTCCAGTGTTCAAATAGGAGATACTCATGTAACCCAATACTTCACATTCGGCTGCGGCCAAGCTTTTCCAAACACCTACGTTGAAATAGTTGCCAAAGATTCAGAGCGTTGTCGCGAACTGATGTTTGAGAAATTCGGCACTAAGTGGTCAATGCAATACGACAAGTGCGATGACCTAATCAAGTACGGGATGCAAAAGATTGCCCGAATCAAGGAGCAGGAAGGCGAGCCTGACTTGATGGTAGTGTTCCCTGCAGTTTTTATCAACGGTGCGCTGCAATAGAGCTTGACGCACATACGTACATGTGTTATAATAGGTGTGTCGATGGTGACACACCCACAAGAGGAAATTGAAATGTCAACAGAAATCCAGACCTACGGCCTATCAACGGTAGACCTGAACGAACTCAAGTCAATCGAAGTTGCTATTCGCGAAGAATACAACAAAGTAGAAATGACGGCTAAGAAAGCTTTCATCCAGATGGGCGGTTTATTGGACGACGCGCGTCGCTTAATTAACGACGACATCAAATTCGGTGAGTGGCGAGTGAAAAACACGCCTTTCGAATCCAAAGAAAACGCGAACAAAGCCATGCTGCTGCACCGCGCAGTGAAAGATGGCACAATCAGCCAAAAGATGCTGAACTCAGACCTAGGTCAGTCCCACCTTTTGGAATTGAAAGACGCACCCCTATCAGTCCAAGCAGACGTGGAAAAGCTGATTGAGACAGGCAACATCCCAAGCGTCAAAAACATCCGCGACATGAAAAAGATTGCTCTTGCTGCCGCCGCTCCTCAGCCTGAAAAAGGCATGACAGGCGAGCGCACACGCAAGTCAACTGAAGCTGCGCCAAAAGCCGAGCCAACCCAAGAAATACATCGCTGCAGAAAAGAGCAGCGAATCTCCAATCAAGCGCTCACCTGCCGAGCAGTACCTAGACCGACTAGGTGAAGTGGACTTCCTGATTGAGAAGATTCTCAAGGAAACGGAAGAGATGCACGTGCTAGCCGATAAGAAGCTAGGTGACCCAACTCGCAAAGAGTGGTTTGAACGCGTTCCGTCGCAAGCTGAAAGAGCTGAAAGACATGAGCGACGACCACTACGAAATCTGCGAACACCGCAACTAACAACTAGATGGGTGTCGACGTCGACACCCTACTTAAGGAGCCAGACAATGGCAAGCAAAGACATTCGCCGCCTAGCGGCCAAAACTATGAGCCACTTAGTGGCTTTCGCCACAGACGTCACACTCAAGTACGAAAACAAGTACAAGATTTCGGTTGAATTCCACCCTGTGTACGGGTCTATTTGGGTTTGGGCGTCAGTCCTTTCAGAAATCCCCTACGCACACGAAGCAGTTAAATACGTCAGCCTAGACCCTCATTCCGGTCCCGATGGTTCACTAGACTGGCAAACCATCAGCTTTGGTGACGACATGATGGAAAGGGCAGAACAAGTGATGGCGAGAATTCGCTTAAGAATCCACCAACGGGAGCGATAAGATGGGTAAAATCAAAAAACTGATTGACTTCTTTGAAGAAATTGTTGAAACTCAAGAAGAGCAAGACATGGTCGATGCTGCCAGAGAAGAGCTAACCCTCATTAATAACGCTAGTCGTGATTCGGAACGCGTTGACCGTGCTTATTCTGAGCGAGCACTAGCGCTTTCGTTTTTTACGTCGGCGGCTATCGCTGCGGGCTGGGATGTGTGGCGTAAAAAAGACGAACAAATGCAGATGTGGGTGTTGTATGTCGAAACACCCCAAGGGCAAGTGAGCTGGCACTTTGATGACCGTGACCTTCACTTGATTGAACTGGTTCACGTAGCAAAAGACCGCGAATGGAACGGGCACTACTTCGGTCGTTCTATTCCCTTCTCCCGTGGCTTGATGGAAAGCGTGGTATTAAAATGAAACCAATAAAGCTCGTTAAACAACCGACCTCTGACACCTGCATGGCTGCTTGCGTGGCCATGTTGTGTGGCGATGAACACATAGACCCTGTGTTTCATAGACTCCACTATGCTGAATGCAGCCTGTCCGTGGTGCAGTACCTACTGCAGCGAGGAGTCAATGCTCGCCGCCCATCGTACGCACCGCACGAAATTCCGCATCGCATGCACCGTGGCTTTGTGTACCTGTTGAACGCAATCAGCCTGAATTGGGAGAAATCAGCCCATCGGGTGTTGGTAGATTTCCGTGGTGAAAATCCAGTTGTCCTTGACCGGAACCTAGGCAAGGGCGATGGGATTTTAGCCTACAGAAAGATAGGCAACGAGGTTCATAACCTCCGATTCTGGACGGTGGAAGCGGTAATGGATTTAGATACACCGCCGCTACACTCGTCACACCGTTACGCACCTGAGTTACACTAACCAGATGCAACACCGCTTGACGTAGCTGTAGTCATGTGGTATAATAAAAGTCTAGTGGCGGCAGGTAGATGCGATGACGCACCTGCCGCCCTTTCAATCTACTAACCAAACCCCAATCGTAGGAGCACGACGATGACTCAACCAGAAAAAACTGTAGTACGCCCAGGCGTAGACAAGTACCAAAAAACCCGCACTGCCAAAGGCAACACCTCTCTTCACAGCGGCGACGTTGTGGCAGTAGGTCTAGCACCCTTGGTTTTGAGCGAAGTATATGCTGTAGCTGCTGAAATGATGGGTGTCGACGTCGACACACTGGTAGCGAAATACCAACATCTAAACGAAGGCATGCAGCGCATGAACCTCGGCAACCGTATCCGTGGCGCAATCGCTGCACTGGATAAAGGCAACGCCAAGGAAGTGGAGCGCGTGACTAAGGCGAACGAAAAGCTGTTGGTTATGCACATGAAAGAAGTGGATAAGCTGACTGCTGAATTCAACGCCAAAATCGCGAAAGCGGAAGACCCAGCTTCAATTCCTCCACTGAAAACACCTGAAAAGCCTCAACTAGCTGAAGTACCGGAGCTAGTGACTGGCAAAGGTGAAGAGATCTTCAATACCGTGGTCGACAAGTTTGCGTCTGCTGTTAACGCTCGTGAAGAAGCGATTAAAGCAGAAAAAGAACGCAAAGCTAAAGAAGCTGCGGAAAAAGCGGCGGCTAAAGAAGCTGAAGCAAAGGCAAAAGCTGAAGCGAAAGCTAAGGCAAAAGCCGATGCCGAAACTACTGGCGGCGATGAAGACGGCTCAGGCGCGGATAATAACGCATAATGAGCGGCGCAAAAGCGCCAGAGACTGAATGGACGGATGAAGGAAAGGACTCGTCCATTCAGTCAATCAAAGAAATCGCTGATGATATAGCTTCTCTCGAAAGCAAGATAGCAGAACACGTCAATCTTGCTGTGCGTGAGTACTCAATCAAACAACACGGTCACGTGGCTGGCAACGTGACCGTTAGCGATTTAGCCGCTTTTTTATCCAGTCTGGGCGTCAAGTCCAAATTGGCTCGTGAGTTGGCCAACGTGGCCGTACGGCGACACGAGCAATTCCGTTGGTCAGACACCGGAAAGCAAATCCAAGCCGAAGCTGCTATTGCTAAAGGCAAGGTAGCAGACGAAGAATAACACGTAGCACCAACTAGCCTCTTGGGTTGGTGCTGCGCTTCAACCCAACGCAAGCAGGAACGATATGAAAATAGAACCTCGCAACGTATTCCGTTACCCTGACGGAATCTCACCAATGGAACACCAGACCCAAGCCATGCGAAAAGCGTGGAATAAAACAGAATTCGCTCTGTTTATGGAAATGGGCACTGGCAAAACGTTCACCACCATCGCCCTCGCAGGGCATCGATTCAACCAACGTCAGATAGACGGAGTACTGGTCATTGTACCGACCCCCATCAAACCCGTTTGGGAGTGGGAAGTACGAGACATGTCGCCAGTCCCTTCGATTGCACACGTCCACGATTCGGGCGGTGACAAAGAGACGATGCGTTTCATCGAATCCGAACACGAAGACAAGCTTAAGTATTTGGTCATAGGAGTGGAAGCTCTATCCCAAGGCAAGGCGCACGAATTAGCTTTGGCTTTTGTCCGAAAACACAATGCATTGGTCGTTGTCGATGAATCTTCTCGTATCAAGAATGCGGATGCTGCTCGCACAAAAAAGGCGATTCGCTGCGGAGACAGCGCGGCGTATCGGATGATTTTGACGGGGACGCCAATCACCCAAGGGATAATCGACCTGTTTGGTCAGTTCAGATTTCTTGGCGAACATATAATCGGGTTGAAGAGCTTCTTCGTCTTTCGAAATATGTACTGCATCATGGGTGGTTTCCAAGGGAAAAAGGTACTTGGTTATCAAAGGGAAGAGGAGCTGATGGACAAGATTGCTCCCTATGTGTATCAAGTGAAGAAGACAGAGTGTTTGGACTTGCCGGAAAAGGTGTACCGCAGTATAACCGTTTCGCCTACGAAAGAACAACTGTCTGCGATGAAGGAGCTGAAGGACTTCTTCGAGACGGAACAAGATGGAGACGTATTGACGGTGTCTACTGTTCTGGACCGAATGACCCGCTTTCAGCAGATATTGGGCGGCAATTTCCCGTTTTTGGATAAGGACGGAGCGTACGATGTCAAACCTATTTCTGGCCCGAACCCGAAAATGGATGCGATGCTCGAAGATATCGCTGATTTGGATAGAAACGCCAAGGTCATCATTTGGGCTAGATTCCGAGCCGAAATCGAACAAATCTCCAAGCGACTTCGTGAGGTTTATGGCGATGACAGCGTTATTGAATACCACGGCGGAATTTCAGAGTCAGACAGAAAGGCGTCTATACCTCGCTTTCAAGATAGCTCTGACCCGTCCCGATTCTTCGTCGCTAACCAACAGACAGCGGGAATGGGCATCACGCTTACTATCGCAACATTTGCTTACTATTACTCCAACTCCTTTAGTTTGGAGCAGCGGCTACAGTCCGAGGATAGAAACCACCGCAAAGGTCAACGGAATGTGTGTACCTACATTGACATTTGGTGTAAAGCGGATGCGGACTTGATGGTAGGGCGAGCGCTCAAATCCAAGAAAGACTTAGCGGTGCTAGTAGATGAAGAACTTCAACGCCGCATTGCCACTACACGCCGTGCAACATAACTTGACACAGACACCGGACTGTGTTATAATAGATGTATACCACCCACCACAGGAGCGAAAACATGAGTGGATATAAAGGTGAACTTGACCTCGAATGGCGCGAAAAGTTCAAAGGTAAGACGCTAGCTGAGCTGGCTCGCATGATGGTCGAGATGAAAGAGGAGATTGACAAAATCGCCAAAATCAAATCGAACATGGAAAACGAGTTTGACTACCTGCGTCTGCACGTCATCCCCGAAATGATGGATGAACAAGAATTGACGTCATTGAACGTCAAAGGCGTTGGCCGTCTGGGTTTAACCCAAGATGCCTACGTCACCGTGTTGGCCGAACATCGTGAAGAGTTCTATCAATGGCTCGAAGAGAACGGTCACGGCGGAATGGTCAAACCTTATGCACAACCTGGTACTGTTAAGGCTTGGGCTAAGGACATGGCCAAACGCGATGCGGAAGGTGAAGAAGGCTGCGAATTGCCTGAGCACCTAATCAAGGTCGAACCGTTCTACCGAGCGGCAGTGACCAAAAAGTAGTGATTCGCGGGTAGAACTTGGCTGTGGACGATGACCGCGTTAAATAATCTCAGCAACAGCCTTTTAACGAAAAGTAACGAAGCAACTAGTAACGAAATAACTGTCAATGGAGACAAAATCATGTCAACTAAGAAAAATGAAGTAGCAATCAACGAAGAAGAAATGTTCTCATCTGCACAACTGCCAGCCCACTTGCAAGGCAAGATGGAGCAAGGCCGTGGTTCAGAAGACGTAAGCTCTGATGACTTGACGATTCCTCGAATCCAAATCATCCAAGCGCTTTCTCCTCAAAAGAAAAAGACTCACGCCAAGTACATTGAAGGCGCGGAAGAAGGCATGGCTTTCAACACTGCAACCGAAGAGCTGTTCACCGACGGTCTGTATGTGATTCCGGTTTACTTCCGTAAAGAGTTCTTAATTTGGACAGCTGAGCGCAGCGCAGATACAAACGGCTTCCACGGTTCTTATCCAACCGAAGCTGCTGCAGTAGAAGCGTTGAAGGCACTGCCAAATCGCGCAGAACTCGAAATCGTCGACACGCACCAACAATTCGTGCTGATTATCGACCCTGCCAAGAAGACAGCCCAAGAAGCCGTTATTTCGATGGCTAAGTCGCAAATCAAAGTGTCGAAACGCCTCAACACCCAACTGCGCATGGCAGGTGGTGACCGCTTTGCCCACGTTCTTCGTTTTAGCGTGGTTGACGATAAGTCAGAAAAAGGCGAATACTACAACTGGACGTTCAAGAAAGTTGGTTACGCTCCAGAATGGGCTTATGCGTTGGGTGAGTCGATGTACGAAGCAGTTAAGTCTGGTGCTAAGTCAATCGACATGAACGATGCCAAAGGTTCAGCGCCATCAACTGGCGGTGCTACCTACGAGCACAACGAAGAAATGGAAGACATGTCTGATTTCCCAGACGAAATGTAATCCTCCCTCTTAACACAACCCTAGGGTGTCGACGTCGACACCCTCTTTTTACTGGAGAGACTTAAATGGCTCAATATGATAACACCAACCGTGGTACTCTTGGCAAAAACCGCCAACCAAAGAACGACAAATCCCCTCATTTCACAGGGAAAGTAGACATCCGTGGCACAGTCTATTGGCTTGCAGGATGGCGTCAAGAAGATTTCATGTCTGACGACCACTACATTTCTCTCTCCTTAACAGGCAAAGACGACGCTAGTCTCACTGGCTCAGGGCGCTTGGAAAACAACCGCGACAAAATCGGCAACCGACCAGACATGGTAGGGCGCGTGATTGTCGAAGGAGCCGAGTACGAAATCTCTGCTTGGACTAAAACCCACGACAATGGCAAGTTCTTGTCAATCCAAGTGAGAGCAGCAGGTGTTCGTCGCCCTCAGGATGACAAGCAATTCGGCACTGCGTACGGTGACAGCCACGAGGACGGAACCCGCCCAAAATACAATGAACCCCCAATGGATTTCGATGACGATATTCCATTCTAGGAGGAAACATGCGGCTAGATTGGGAAAGAACAGGTCGACGAATGGGTTTCATCGACCTGACTAAATATGAGGCGTGGGCTTATGACACAGAGTGTACGGGACTCAAGTACAAAGTGGATAAGGTCTTTGGATTCAGCGTCGCAACTCCCGACGGGCAAAGCGGATATTTCGATATTCGAGAGCAGCCTGACGCGGTACAATGGCTTGTTGAACAGGCTGACTCCTACAAGGGAACAATCGTGTGCCATAACGCGTCATTTGACTACAGAATGTCGCTACATTCCGGAATTAAGTTACCTCTTTCGCAGATTGATGATACAGGCATACGAGCCTGCTGCATTAATGAGCATGAGTCAACTATTTTCCCTTGGACTCGTGGCAAAGCAGGTGACTATAGCCTTGACTACCTCGCGAAGAAGTACGTGGGAGCACAGAAATACGCTGAGATTTATGATGAACTGGCTGCTATGTTCGGAGGCAAGGCCACCCGCAAGACACAAATGCCGAATCTCTATCGAGCGCCAAGTGGACTGGTAAGAAAATACGCCTGTCCGGACGCCGAGTTGACTTTGGAATTGTGGCTGGAGCAGCAGGAACTCATAGCCAAGCGCGGTCTTGAGAAAATAGTAGCTTTTGAGCGGAAGGTAATGCCGACTCTGATTCGAGCCGAAGCGCGTGGAGTTAGGGTTGACTTAAACTACGCCGAACAGGCAATCCTTAAAATGGATGGCGTGGTGAGGGAGAACCAAGCCAAGATGTTCCAATTGGCTGGAAGAGAGTTCAACCCGAACTCGCCGAAACAAGTGCGCGAGGTGTTCGGCGCGAAAGAAGAGCGCGGCGTGTGGACTTCGCGCGATGGCACTATTTTGGAGCGAACGGCGACAGGCAACCCGTGTTTGGACGCCGACGCACTTCGCGCAATGAAAGACCCACTAGCCGCTGCAGTCTTGGAATTGAGAAGCAACATCAAAACCAAGGACACTTTCTTGGCCAAACACGTTGTTGAGCACAGCGTCGGCGGTCGAGTTTATCCTAACATCAATCAGATGAAGGGAGAAGACGGAGGGACGGGGACAGGCAGATTGTCTTACACTGGACCCGCACTGCAGCAGATTCCGTCTCGCAACAAGCGAATTGCGGCCATTATCAAGCCAGCATTCCTGCCGGAAGAAGGCCAACTGTGGCTCGATTCCGACATGGCCTCGTTTGAGGTTCGTATTTTCGCCCATCTGGTGGCGGCGTACAACCCTGCGATTGCGAGAGCGTACGCAGAAAACCCTGAACTCGACCTGCACCAATGGGTGGGTGATTTGATGGGAATACCGCGCAACGCCTCCTATTCAGGCCAAGCAAACGCCAAGCAAATGAACCTTGGCATGATTTTTAACCGTGGCGATGGTGCGGTGGCCGATAGCTTAGGCATGCCATGGGAGTGGTGCGAGTTCACCGACAAGAAGGGTGATTTAATTCGCTATAAAAAGGCGGGTCCAGAGGCAAAAGCCGTCATTGCCGCCTACCACACTCAAATCCAAGGGGTGAAAACTCTGGCGACGAGAGCACAGAAGATAGCCGAAGAAAGAGGCTGGATACAAACAGCCCATGGCAGAAGACTCCGATTCCCTAACGGGTACAAGTCGTACAAAGCGTCGGGAATTTTGATTCAAGCAACGGCTGCTGATGAAAACAAAGAAAACTGGCTGAGAATTGAAGACGCGTTGGGCAGCGACGGGTCGATGATTCTCAACACTCACGATTCCTACTCAATGTCTGTTGACGAGAATTGGAAACCAATATGGGAACGGGTCAAAAAAGCCGTAGAGCGACAGACCTTACGCGTTCCCTTACTGTTGGAATTCGATGGCGTTGGCAAGAATTGGGCCGAAGCAAAAGGATTAATCGATGTACATTAGTGCACAAGAGATACATGAGATTGGTCAGATTAAGGACTTCGCCGACAGAGTACACGCTGCGGCAAGATTCTACATCAAAAACGGTCTATATGTAATCCCAGTCATGCCTAATGGCAAATCGCTGCCATCAAAGATGTACAACATTGGATACCAACACGCATCAAAAAACAAGAACACAATTGATTCTTGGTTTGGTGTCGGCGGTCGGTTCCGTGGGTTCAACTTGGGTATCGCTTGCGGAAAGCGAGGCGGTGTTTTTGCCGTTGATATTGATGTTGAAGATTCGAAGGGAAACCGAGGATTTGATAACCTAGCCATACTGGAAGAGAAGTACGGCAAGTTGGTGGCTCCAATCCAAGAGACTCCGACTGGTGGACGTCATTACTTATTCCAATGGGATAAGTACGCCAAATCCTCGTCAGGGAAAATCGCCAAGGCAATTGACACGCGCGGCGGCGATGAAGATTCATGTAAATCGCACATCGTAGCGTGGCCATCGGTTCGCGACGAGGGCGAATACACATGGTCGATGCCCACACTAGGCGACGTGCCTGAGATACCTAAGTGGATTTCAGACGCGCTTGGGGTTCCGTGGACGGGCAACATGAATCGCGGCTCGGAAGAAATCGATGAAGACGACTTGGAGACGAGATACACTCCTCGCCAAATCTGGCGGATGTTGGAATACATCGACCCCGACGAGCTTGAGTACGATGAATGGTTGGCGGTGCTGCAGGCTGTGCATAGTCAGTACCCTGATGACCAAGGCTATGAACTGGCAGACAGATGGTCGCAGCGCGGAGCAAGATATAAGCCCGACGAAGTGTCCATCCGTTGGCAGAGTTTCGATGAACACGGCACTATTCGTGTCGGGACTTTGATTTATTTTGCTCAGAAGAACGGCTTTAAGCCAAACACCGAACCCAAGGGAGCCGAGGAGCCGTCCGAGGACACTGACTCGGTGGTAGCCGAATACAACAAGAAGTTTGGCGTGGTCATGGTGGGGAACAAACTGCGGATTTTGATGGAGCAGTTCAACCCCGACCCGTTCCAAGACAACTTCAAGCTGATGTCGGTTCAGGATTTCAAGGCCTTGATGGCCAATGACATCGTGTGGTACGGTGACTCGAAAGGGAAATCCAAACCTGTCCAAAAGTCGGACATTTGGTTTGTGAACGAAAAGCGCCGCGAGTTCGTAAACGGTCTGACGTTCATGCCAGATAAGCCGCGTGAAGTGGACGGGTGTTTTAACGTGTGGGAGGGGTGGCGATACAAGGAAGTAGCAGGTGACTGGTCGCTGTTCAAGAAACACGTTAAAGCGGTGGTTGGCTCACAGGAGCACTACGAGTGGTTGATGGACTGGTTTGCTGACGCACTCCAAGACCCTATGAACCCAAAAGGCTGTGCTGTTGTGATGAAAGGCATCGAAGGTACAGGTAAGGGCACGATTGCTAACGTGTTCGGCGAGTTGTTTGGCCAACACTACAAGCACATCATCCAAGAGGAACAGCTGATTGGCAAATTCAACGGCCACTTAGAGGAAGCACTCTTGGTTTTTGCTGACGAGGTCACGTACGGCGGCAATAAAAAGGTAGCGGGTACGCTCAAAGGCTTGGTCACAGAGAAGAAACTGATGATTGAGCGCAAAGGCTTGGATGCTACTCCTTACCGCAACTGTCTGCGCTTGATGATTGCGTCAAACGAAGACTGGTTTATTCCTGCCGGACCGCATTCCAGACGTTGGTTTGTTATCGACGTTCCGGATTCGTTCGCTAGCGATAAATCATACTTCGACGCTATTTGGAAACAGATGGAAAATGGCGGGTATGAAGCGATGATGTACGAGCTTCGTAACCGCGAAATCAAGTCAGACCTGCGTAAAGCACCTGAAACCAAGCTATTGATGGAACAGCGCGCTCGCTACACAACAACTGATTCAGTTGTTGAATGGTGGGCTGATAAGGTTGAGGCCGGAGTCATTGGGGTCACTGGCTATGAAGAGTTCGGCGACGAAGTCGATTGGCCACAGTTCGTGGACAAAGCTTCGCTCTACGTCGATTACCAAGAATGGTGTCAGGCGAACGGAGCAAAACGACTAACCAAGCCAGCATTCTATGCCAAGGTGGAACGGGACTTCAAGTTTGTTGACTGTCGTCCTGCCAATCCACACGGTGGGCCAAGAAAGCGGATGTTTGAAATCATGAACCATAGCGCGTGTAGAGCACTGTTATTCAAGATGACCGGTATTGATGTCGGAACCTCCGACACGGAAGAATAGGGTGTCGACGTCGACACCCACAACACACAAGAGGAAACACAATGAAAAACGTAGACTTAGTTATTGACCTACAATTCGGCAGCACAGGAAAAGGTTTAATCGCGGGTTATCTGGCGGAGAAGAACGGCTATGACACCGTAATCAATGCCAACATGCCAAATGCAGGCCACACCTACATCAACGCCGAAGGCCGTAAGTGGATGCACAAGGTTCTGCCCAACGGTATCGTGAGTCCGAACTTAAAACGCGTCATGCTTGGTGCAGGTAGCGTCTTCAGCATCAACCGTCTGATGGAAGAAATCGAAATGTCCAAAGACCTGTTGCACGACAAGGTCGCTATTTTGATTCACCCGATGGCAACAGTTCTAGACGAAGAAGCACACAAAAAAGCTGAAGTCGGAATCGCCACATCAATCGGCAGCACAGGCCAAGGATCAATGGCAGCTATGGTTGAAAAGCTACAGCGCGACCCAACCAATAACACAATCGTAGCCCGCGACGTGGCGCAATATGACGGTCGCATCGCTCAATACGTGTGTACTGTTGAAGAATGGGACATGGCACTGATGGCCAGTGAACGAATTCTGGCGGAAGGCGCCCAAGGTTTCAGCCTGTCTCTAAACCAAGAATTCTACCCGTACTGCACTAGCCGTGACTGCACACCTGCTCGATTCCTAGCAGACATGGGTATCCCTCTGCCTATGCTAAATAAAGTAATCGGCACTGCTCGCTGTCATCCGATTCGCGTGGGCGGAACGTCAGGCGGTCACTACCCTGACCAAGAAGAGCTGACATGGGAACAACTAGGCCAAGTGCCTGAGCTGACCACAGTGACCAAGAAAATCCGTCGCGTGTTTAGCTTCAGTTTCATCCAGATGCAAAAGGCCATGTGGACTTGCCAGCCAGACGAAGTGTTCTTGAACTTCTGTAACTACCTGTCGCCCATGGGTTGGCAAGACATCGTGCACCAAATCGAAGTGGCGGCGCAATCTCGCTACTGCGATGCTAAGGTCAAATACCTTGGTTTTGGTCCGACGTTCCTTGATGTTGAACTGCGCGAAGAAATGATGTAATATGGCGCGGGACTTGGATAAATATTCCGATGCCCACCAAGTGATTGAAAACATGGCCAGAGTAAAACTGGCCATGAACTCCCACAAAGGAAGCATCGAAGACTGCAGCACAGACGAAATCATCTCGATGTTGCGCGGTGAAGTAAATGAGCTAGAAGAAGCTAAAGAGCTGATTCACGTGATTGAGGAGGCAGCAGATGTCTATAACTTCGTTCTGGCGCGAGTGCATAAAGCGATTACCGAATATCGCGGGAGAAAATGAAATGATGCAAATACAAAACATTCTACGGGCTGGCCACGTCCCGCGTTGGCAACTGTGTGACACAACCCGAACCCAAAGCATAGCTGAACACATGTTCAACGTCGCAATGATTGCTCGCCACATGTGTGCTCATATTGGCATTACGGGCGACGAAATGAACGAAATCGTGATGCAAGCACTGACTCACGACATGGACGAGGTGATTTTAGGTGACATGCCGACCGTCACCAAACAACGACTGCGCGAAGCAGGCATCGAACCTAACGGGCTGATTGACTGCACCGAAACAATCATAGAAGACCCACTTGCCAAACATTGATTAAAATCGCGGATTTGGTTGAGGCGGCGTGGTGGATTGATGAACACGGCATTGGTCGCCACGCTGAGCGAGTCGCAGAAATCACGCGCCACCGCTTGTTTTCGATGCTGAACAACGCCAAAATAGATAAAATCCTGACTAGTGCGGGTTTCGACGCATGGGAACGCATCAAACACGGAGAACTTTTGATATGAAAGAGGAGTGGGAGAGTGGAACCAAATGCACGTACAAAGGAAACGGAGCCATCATCGTCGGATGGCATCCTTGTCACCCTTTGTTGGTTATTGATTCTGATGAATTTGGTTTGGTGGGCGTAAGCCCAGACGAACTGGAGGCGGAGAATGAAAGATGAACACGGAATGTGGAAATACCTAAGACCAAAATTGGCTCCTCACGGTATGTTCACTCGAATCGAAACGGGCGGCACTGCGTCGGGGGTTCCTGACGTGGACGCCTTCTTGGAAGATTACGGTCCGCTGAAGATAGAACTCAAGATTTGCAAAGACGTGAATAATGGGTTCACCTTGCGACCTGCGCAGCATCGGTTCATGCAAGACCGCATCAAGTTGGGCGACCGTAGACTTTGGATTTTGGCGGCAATCGATGACCGCAGCATAAGCGTACAACCCCGATGGCTGCTGATACATGGCTCAAGCTCTCGTCAGTTGATTGAAGACAAAAGCGTTTCCAACTGGATGAAACATGCTTGGTATGACCACCACGGCTTTTTGGATAATGAATCCATAGAGCGCTTGATTTCGGAGATGCAAGTTGTCTAATAACCTAAGAAAGTGCTGTTTGACTTTAGATTTTTTGCCGCACCGCGAAGGGTGCAAAGAAGCAGGAGAAAAAGAAATGCCAGATATGAGCGAAATGAATGGTGGGGATTTCAAAGAAACTCTCGAAGACAAACTGACCGAGACGTTGAACGAGCGCGGCAGTCGCTATGGTGATTTTCAAGAAATTTCTTCCATCAGCGAACAAATCCAAACCCTCGTTTTCGCTTCGGACAGCCTTAAGGAGCCTAAATTACGATTAAACCGCGCGCAGCGCGAGTGTATACGTCAGCTTTCAACTAAGCTAGCGCGAATTGCTTGTGGCGACGCACAATACCCCGACAACTGGCACGATATCCGAGGATATGGCCAGTTGGGGGAAAAACACTGCAAATAATGGGCGGGTGTCGACGTCGACACCCTATCTCACCGCTCTCACTCCTCTCTTGTCAGTAAAGCCCACCAAGAAAGTTAAGATATCAATATTTCTGATGGTGTTGACCAACGCGCCATACCCTGCATTTGGGATACCCAAATACCTCGGTGGTTGTTGCCAAGTGACGCCATCATCATAGCTCAACGCCAAATAGCCGTTGTTGCCGGATATCGGGCTTCCACTCAGCCCCACTAAGAATGTGCCGTTGCTAGCTCCCGCAATTGAACGGTCGCGGATACCTGACCCTATCGGCACACCAAAATTCAGAGGCAGAGCAGACCAAGTAACACCGTCATTCCTGCTGATAGCGCAGTTACCGTTGTTGCCTCCTACTACGATGGCAGTGTCGCTCACACCAATAGCGACAATGGAAGTGTTGGTCGGCATGCCTAAGTATCGAGGAAGTGCGGACCAAGTAACGCCTCCGTTCCGGCTTATTGACGCAAAGCCATTTTGGCCTACTGCAATTATAGCTCCTGTTGCCGTAACCGCTCCGTCAAAAAAGGACGTGTTGTTGTCCGAGCCGCCGCTATTCAGCCAACGAGGCAGCGCAGACCAAGTGGCTCCCAAATCGTTGCTCACGGCTGCGTATCCACTCCCCAATAGCGCTATCAACTTGTTGCCACCCACGTGCAAAATCTTGTTGATGGCACTAGCCGTGGCTCCGCTGTTCAGGAAATCGGGAAGTTTGGTCCAACTAACACCTCCGTTGGTTGACCGACCTGCTACCCCAATATTGCTGCCTGCAATTCCGCCCACCACCACAACATTCCCTACCACGCAAATGGCCGAGATAGTGCCTGATGTTTGTCCAGTGCCGAACCCGTTGCCAATATACGACCACGTCAATCCTTTGTCCGTGCTGCGCATGCCTTCCATGCCCATGGCTCCTACTACTAAAGAGCCATCAGAACCAATGGCGTTCAGCCCAACGAGTCCGCTGACATTGCTTGGTAGACCATACCCTGCAGGCAAGACTTGCCAAGTCAAATCAACAGGAGTTTGCTCGACTGTAACCGAGGCTACTTCGCTCGTGACCATTGGGCCGAAAGCTTTTATCTCACACGTCACATCAAAAGTACCCAACCCTGACGGAACGAAGGTAAAGGACGTAGAGTTAGCCCCTTGGATTGGAGCGCCGTCGACCAACCACTGGTATGCAGCCGTTGAGCCAAACACATTGGCCGCTATGGACAAACCCAAAGTCTGCGAATCGTAAATAGAACCGCCCACAGGCTGCGCTGTGATTTGGGGTTGCTTCGCTGCTAGTTGTTCCGCCATGCGAAACTCACCCAAATCGGTCGGAGCAGAATTAGGCACGTGGACAACAATGTTCAGCACTTCTTGACCTTGAATATATACCGCCATATTAAACGTCCGTAAAATACAAGTTTAAAGTAGTCCCAACCAATGACCAACGCATACCGCCGATTGTGGTTTCTGTGGCGTATTGCAAATTCGGTCGAGCAGGAATACCCGTATCAACATACACACCAGAGCCATTGTCTGCAATCCAGTTGCCCGCAACAAAGGTATCACTACCATCCGAGATGTAAGGCGGTAGACCGTCATCGCCTGTATCACCCTTATCACCTTTTGCCCCGATTCCTGTGTCCGCATAGGCACCGGAGCCATTGTCCGCGACCCAGTTTCCTGCGGTGAATCCGTCAGTCCCATCGGACACATAAGGTGATAGAGCGTCGTCGCCTTTGTCGCCTTTGTCTCCCTTCGCCCTCACTCCCGTGTCAACATAGTTAGTGCTTCCATCGTCGACAATCCAGTTTCCTGACGTAAACCCGTCAGTGCCGTTCGAGATGTAAGGAGGTAAGCCATCAACACCAAGGGCACGGACGCCTGTATCCTTATACGAGTTGTCTTGAATGGAGAATGCTACCCAGTTTCCGGCGTTGAACCCATCAGTACCGTCCGAGATGTAAGGAGGAAGACCATTTGTGCCGTCCTCGCCGCGAATCGGAGCTGCCGCATAGGGGTTACCTGCAGGGTCAAAGCCAAGGAATTTTCCGGCGCGTTCTTGGATTGGTGGCAATTCCTTGATGAATTTTTCTCCGTTCGGCGCTCTCAAGCAACGAGATGCTAAAAGGAAGTTCAAGTCCTGCGCAATCATCACCAGTTTGTCCATGGCAGACTCATGTGATTTGGATGGAAAGCTGCCCTTAGTCGGGTATGACAAAGTCTGCTCCATCTTTGTGTTGCGATAGACCAAGACACTTGAACCCAAGGGAGCCGCGCCGCCATTAAATGTCAATGTTCCGCCTGGACTATTTATCTGGTCGGGACTCAGCACCACAGTTACTGATTGGTCTATTCCGTTGATTGCACCATACACATCCGAGGCCGAGTTGGCCGGAAACGTGAAGGGAATAGTGGCCGTCACTCCGTTACCAGTGGCATATACAAAGGGTTCTTTGTTCTGGATAGTCATACTTTATTCCTCAAAAGGTGACTCGATGTTAGATTGACCGCCAATAGGAGGCGACCACCAGTATTCTTGTTGCGACGTGCGCTGCATTTTGCGCATCTTGTTCAATTGCTTCTTGTCGTACTCAGGGTCGGACAATCGGCGAATTCTGTCCATCAACAATCTGTCCGTGGCGATTTTAGTGTACCACAAGTTGTTGAATGGAATTTGCTGAGTGGCAAAGTTGGCGGTACGAGCCATAGCAGATTCCGCATCTCCCTTAGCCATGTCAGCCGCTGTCATCGCCACCCAATCGCCGTAAGCTAGAACGGGACCACCAACATATGAAGTCATATCGTGGCTGTAACCAGAGGCAGCGTTGCGCATCAGGTCGCCGATGTAGTTGAATGAACCGCCTTGTGCCATGCCTTCAATCCAAAGCTTAGGGTCGGACATGCTGCGCGGTTTCTTGCCGTTTAGTATATCTTTGGCTTGGATTATGCCCACACCCAATACCGACGTTGCTCCCACCATGATGGCCGCAGCCGACATACGGTCAAACGCTCCACTGTATCCCTTGCCTGTGAACACTCGTCTCCATTGGTTCATAATCGTAGTGATTGGGAACGAATGGAACATGAACAACGAACGATGCAATTCACCGCCAAAGTTGCCTGATTTAGTGCCACCAGCCATAAATGCGCGAGTTCTAGCGTCCGGTGTAGGGACAGCCATCATTGTCTCGCCATCCACCATACCAACAAGTTTGGTCTGTAGCTCTGCGTCCATGTTACGAGGGTCAATCATTTTATTGCCCTTGTAATTCGTGCGGGGAGCAGCAGCAATAGCGGCCCAATCGGACTCAGTGATTCCATACCGACCCATCGAATTGCGCATCTTTTCAGGCAAATCGCTCCACCTAGAATCGGCGGCGCGGGTCAAGGCGGTAGCGAACTCAAACTGGAACGATGCGCGAGCAGACTGTGTCCATTGGTTCATGCCTGATACCACCATCACGGCTTCCGCTAGGTTTCGGCTACGATGACCTCCGAAGCTTTGAGTATAATCGGAAGTCATGGCCATACGGTCTAGTGCAAATTCAGCACCAAAGCCAAAATCTTGCGCCCACAATTTGCGCGACGCTTCTGATTTAGATGGTTTCATCACTTCAGACAACATCCGGCGCAATACTCTGGCCGGAGACATCGCATTATAACTTGCGGCCATTGATGCATAAACCGAGTCGGTCAACGCCGACACAACAGCTGCTCCCAACTTAGACGCTGTCCACAAGTTGCGAAGACCTGCAACACGGTTGCCCCAAACAGTCTGCTCTTCGACCATGTTGTATCCCATCAACATATCGAAGGTAGGACGAGCACCCGTTGGCTGTCGCGATGTCAATCCCTTTTTGGTTTTGACTGCGCGTTCCAGTGTGTTGAATCCGATGTCAGGGTCTGGGCCGAAAGTCTCCATCATCCCGATTGCTCGGCTCATGTTGTCGATATGACCTAACATCGACGCATACACGTTGGTATCGCCGAACTCGCGTTGGTACTTAAGCCAAGAATCCGAATCTTTGAATGTGATGAAACGTTCGCTGCGCATCATGTCAGTAAACTTTTTGGATAGCGTCTTGCTTGACGACATCCCGTCGGTAACGATGTTGTTATACACCGAATACAAAGCTTCACGAAGATTGTCTTCGTCTTTGCCTTTGCGGAGCTTTTTGACCATTTTATCTCGGTCAATCAAGTCCCACACCTTTTCAACCCAAACGTCAGCACCTGCCTTGCTAATCGCCATGCGGTTGTGTTTTTGAGGCAAGCGCCAGTCATCTAACTCGGCCATGTGGCCACCTGCCTGACCGAATCGCGCATTCAAGTCTTCAGTTGCCTTTTTCCACCCCTTGGCTGCTTTCAGCGCATCGGCGTTTCCTGTTTGTCTTCCGTACAGTTCGTGCACAAAATCATCCAACAGGCGTTGTTGTGACTTCGTTAGTCTCCGCTCGCCTGTAGCGATACCTGCAAAAATCTGACGAGTGGTGGGAGCTAAATCCGCCATGAAGTCGCTGATTTTTGCCTTAGATACTGCGCGGATTGCGTTAATCCGTTGGTCAGCAGACAGGAATTTTACTTCTTCGTTAGGGTCGCGGCTCAACATACCAAGGAGCGCGGACGCAGGGTCTTTCGATTGCGTCAACACTTCGTTTCCTTTTTTGATAGCTTCGGCCTGTTTATACACAGCGATTTTTTCTTGCTTCTTGCCTTTGATTGCGTCGGCAATATCTTCTGCTGTGATTAGGTCAGTGTCGGTTTTCCCGAACATCTTTGCGATGTCTTCTTCCTTCCAACCTTCAAAACATTTTCTTGGCATGTTAGCCTCCCATCATACACGCGAACGTGTCTTCCAATTTTTTGATGTCGTCATCGTAGCCTTTGACCACATCCGCTGCCTTTTGCCCGTCCACTTCAAAATCGAAGAGGGTCTCGTCTTTTAGCACGACCTGTTCGGGGGTGTCGACGTCGACACCCTCCCCCTCAGGCTTCTTGCGCTCAACGCCAAGAGATTGCTCCAACACAGGCTCTATTTCCTCGTCGGCCATCTTGGCATAAGGGTTTGCAGGTTCCGACCATTGGTCTTCTCCCTTAGCAATTAACTTGGCTGTGTCGTCCAACGCATCTAGCGCAGCCTTGGCTGTCTCAGGTTTCAACTCGTCGGGGAGCGCATCTAGGTGCTCAACTTCAGACTTGAACTCATTCAGACGAGACTCGGCTGCGTTGAGTGCCTCTACACTGTCAGTGCTGACGGCCTCGGCCTTTTTGCTCTTGATTCCACCTATCGCCCCCGAAACCCAATGCGATAGAGCGGATAAAGCCCCACCAAAAGCAGCACTCATTCCGACATCGAGAACTACGTCTTTTGTTGTGTATTCGATGTCGTTTTCGTTTTTCCAGCCTTTGATAGCGGGTTGAGCCAACGCAGATGCTAACGCGCCCTCGACTGCCCCAACTGCGGCCTTTGCTTTGACTGACATACTGGCTGCTTGGCCAAGGCCTGGTATTACAGCCACATAGTTCAGCGGCTCCATGGTTTGGGAAGCGAACGCGCCTGCAAAACTGCCTGCCACACCCAGAGCATTGGCCTCTGTTCCGATAATGCGGTTCATTTCGTCTGTCTGTTTGACAGATTCTTGGATTTGGGCGGTCAACTCTGCAGTAGACTGGAATCCTTCATCCCCTCGCTCTATTAAATAATCCGCAGCAGCATCATAATCATAACTAGATTCAGGGTATCCTGTGTTAGGGTTGATGGATACGCTGCGGAATCTGGCGATATCGGGGTCTTCGTTCATCAGGTCGCGAATCTTAGCGTTTCGCTCTCTGATTGGTGCGCTCATTATGTAACGAGACACGGAAAGCCCTGACGCCATTTCATTGTCGACGGACGCGCTGAATCCGGAACCGAACCCAGACTCAGCAACACCGTCTTTTCTAGCCAAGTTGTTGTTAGCGTGATTGGTGAAATCTACCGTGTCTTTGTCCCACATTACCATTTACTCCCGTACACAGCATCAGGGTTGTATTGAAGAATGAAAACGCTAGATGGGTCGTCTCTTTTGACCAAAAATCCGTTTTCGCCTCGGAGTAGGTATTTGTCCTTGCCGACATTCACCATTGTCACGTCGCCGTTTGACACTTGTGTGTGCAGCGCCATGACACCCGCTCTTCCGTTGTACCCTTTGACGCCACCCAACGTATCGAGGTATTTGGGCTGGACGTCTCTTAGCCATGAATCGAACTTGTTTTCATCCATGTTTCTGTCTGGCGACACGATTGTGGATGAACCGATTTTAATCAGACCGCCCGTGACTTCTTTGATAACTGATTTCAAGCGCTTGCTGTTGATGGTTCCCGAAAAGTCACCCTCATTCACAGTCTGGGCAGCATACGCAGCTTTGATGGACTCCATCACCTGCCCCATGGTTGCAGGGCTAGCGGAGTACGCATTGCCTATTTCGCTCAAAACCAAGGGAGAGGCGTCCGTGTCCCAAGACTTAAACGCCTCAGGCACTTCTTTCAGTGCGTTCCGCCCCATCAAAATCTTTTCGGCCACGTACGGTTGGTTGCTATCCAAGGCGTCGCTCGCCACGGCCAAAACACCGCCGCCGTTGCCCATCAGCTGCGACCGAACAGCGTTTGCATTATCCTTACTCAACTGACCGTTGATGATGGACAGCATGCGCATTTGGTCTTTAACGGGCGCGTCTTGAACCACACGGCTGAATTCCATAGCTTCCTGCTTGGTGAAAAAGGCGGGAACCATGGAATCACCATACTGCGATTTCATAGAAGCAACGTCATTCTGTCTTTTAACCAAAGACGCAGCAGGGTCGGCGAAGTCAAACGGCTGCAAGTCGATGATGCCTGTTTGTGCCCCGTACATCAGAGGGTCGCTGTTCAGCATTGATTTCGCGTTTTCGTGGTTCTTGGTGTAGATATCCAACTTATGATAGTCGGAACCGGACACGGCAGAATTACGCATTTCGCGGATTACGGCTTCTTGCTCCTGCAACGGTTTGCTTTTAAACTGCACCAAATCAGGGGAGTAAGTAGCCGCCTCTGAGAAAAACGCCGTGCGCTTAACCCAAGAAGAATCTTCGCTCGAAATCAACCCTGCGTCTTTAGCCGCTTGGATTTGAGCAAACAACCGAGCCTGATGCTGTGGCGACACCATTTCTCCGCTTTCTAGGGCGTCAATGGTACGGTCGACCTCAACACCAAGAAGGGTCAGACGACCTTGGTATGATGCCTCGTTGCGCTTGTTGACTAGGTTGATTCTCGCCTTCAGTTGGTCGATTGTGGCCAATCGCTGAGGTTCGTTTAATTCACCTGCATAGCCATCTTTGCTCAAAAATTTGAGGGCAGACTGCATTCGGCCAACATCGTCCTCGGACATTGCATCGGCGTACGAATCCGCTTCCATCATATACCGCACGTTTCGCGCTTTTTCTTGGCGCTCGGTGTCGGAGCCATTGAAATTGTGCGCAATGTACGCCGCAGTTTCGTAATCACGATTCAGCAAAGACTGAGTGAAGTCTTCGTTTTGCTGTCTGCGTATTGACTCCGTTTGTTCCGCAGCCGACCGCTCTAAGTAACGAATATTCTGGCTATTTGCCCGCTCTTCCATCTGTTGCATGAACAAAGTGCGACGAGATGGGCTTTCAATGTCAGCTGCCGCTGCCGCAATTGCTTTGCGATGGTACTTATCGCGCATTGCTGCTTGGATTTCATATGCAGGAATACGCTCGCGAACAACTTCGACTTCGTTGCCGTCGGCGTCAATTTGGATTTCGGTTTTCTTAAAATCCAAATCGTCGGGAATCTCGTCACCCGTGTAATACTCTTTGCCCGCGTTTGCGGCATCAAAGTCGTGCATGACATTGTTGACCTTGGAGAACGCCGCATTCTGTTGCTCGTCATTACGCTCTTGGATGACTTTGTTCACCTCACTAGCGGCCTGATTGGCAATGCCCATCACTTTTTGGTTGTTGCTGATGATGGACGACGCCAAACCCTGCGCCGACGGAGTGGCAGGTGTTTGCAGTTGCGCTGCTGTTGGTAAGTTAATCATTTAAACCAATCTCCCACGGTGCTGCCAAAGCTGATGCCGGAAGAAATGCCGGACAGAATCGAACCCTTCAAGGCTTCGTTAGAGGCGGCTTTGTCTATTTTGTTTTGGGTTTTGCCGAAAGCCAACATCAACGCTCTTTGCTTATCCATCTCCATTCGAGTGTCTTCAATCAAAGAGCGTTGGGAGGCTGAATTCGAGGCAAAGCCTGACGAACCCAAATCCGCTTCGGCTTGGCCTAGGATTTGGTTGTGAGTCTTTTCCATCTTGCGCACTTCTTCTTGGGTAGCCAACCAACGCAATTCGGCTTCTCTGTCCATCAAACCTTTGGCCTTTAGCCCACCAATAGCGCCGAAAGCTGCCCCCAATCCGGCTCCTGCTGCTGTTGCTGTTGAAATTTTCATCGTGCTCATACCTTGTTGGATTGAACTACTGAGAAGACACCGACCACCTCGCATAAGAAAGGTTGCTCAACGGCTATCACCATTTTGCCGTCATTTTCCCAACCCAAAGGATTGTAGTCGACTAGTCTTGTGCCGTTGCTACTGCCTGAATTAGAAGAAAAGTCTAATAATCTCGCATCCATAATGTCGTCCGTGCTGCGGTCGTCGGCAGGTTCGCCATTTACAGTTGGCTCTATGCTATCAAAAAGGGCTAACTGCACCTTGCTAATCCGTATTTTGCTCCCAAACATCGACTTTTTCATGTCTCCATTTGATGGGGTTAATGTGCGGAAGTAGCTATCCATCTTGTACCCTACATAGTACACGGTGTTCGGGTCATAGCCGTTGATTCTGTGCGTCAAACCGATATTGTTTACTTCAACCTCGGCTTCTAGCCCGTATTTGCTGAAGATTACTGCCGTTCTGCCGATGTATCTGTCTAAGTTCAGCACGTCGCCGTTTTGGTTGACTTGTGCCACTACCCATCCATCTGCTCTCTTCCAATCAGTGCGAGGCGACGAGATTTTCTCCAACACGGTGTAGTTCTTTTGAACTCCGTTTATCGCCTTGCTTCTGACCACGGCAACGTAAGCGTAATCGGAGTCTGGGTTGAATGCGGCGGCGATGTCAATCACCTTTCCGCCTGAAAGCTCCAATTGAGTCCATGCTTTGGTGTCCGTCGTGCGGTCAAAACAACAATAATTGATTTGACCATTCTCTAACACAACCCAAAGAGACTTCGCCGCATCTGAGATATAGGCGACCCTACGGACGCTAGCACCCTTCGCAGACGAAATCGGCGTAAATAAGTGCTGTGCTTGGCTCGACATTTCGTCAGGAATCCAGTTATCCTGCTCCCTGACATAGTTCATGGCATATACTTTGGACTTGTTGCGGGAGCAGAAAATAACTTGCTCCTCCGCAGGAATCCCTTGGACTGCCGCCGTCCCCTGAACAGACGAACGACGCAATATGGCCGTCGCCGCTGTGACCGACACACCAGTAGAGGCAGCTAACTGGTAGTCGTTTATTGTTGTTCCGATGGTCAACACGTCAGAAGATGCGATAATCCAGCAAGGCGTCCCCTCCATAATACCCACGAAACTAATAGGGTCATTAGGATTGTTGGCCGTGCTAGGCGCGATATCTTCCAACTTACCTGCTCGCGTAGCCCAAAAATAAGTCCGGTGAACGGGAGAACCCACATACCAAACTCTGTTTTGGAAAATGCCCACTGTCTGAGGATAATTACTAGGAGACCACTCAGCAGGAACCGCGCCTGTGTGCATGTTCACGAATTGCCATGCATTATTGTTGTCGCGGTACAGTCGTTTGGGCTGCAATGCAGGATGAACCATAATCAGGCGTCCTGTGTTGGCTGCACCTGCATCGTCCCCTATGGTGTCGTATGCTGTTTGGATTCGGTCAATCGTGTTGCGCCATTCGCTGGGAGTATTGGCCACCACCTGACGTACGTCATTAACCCAAACAGCTATGTTAGTATTACCCACCTCTACGATAACGTCATTAGAGGGTGCGTCAACAGCTGGTAATCGGAAAAGGCGGACTTCGCCATCTTGGCACAATCCAACTTCCTCCGAGCCGCATCGTGTTATTAAGCTTCCTTGTTCAGTAACGACAAAGTTGACAGCATCCTCAATAGAGTGATGGTACGCCGACTCATATTCGTTGAATTGAAGTCGGGGAGCAATTACGCCCCCCTTGAAGCTGGTCTGACTGAAGTCTGCCATATTTTTCCTTAGATTGGTCGTCTGTATTGACGGATAATCACCTTGCCTCCGGAACCGTTGCCGCCTGCGCTTCCGTCTGTGCCGTTGCCCAGAATCGAGGTTCCGCCAGAGCCGCCGCCGCCGCCATTACCGTTGCCCGTGGCATTTCCGCCCGAAGCACCTGAACTAGCGGTTCCATCGCCGCCCTTGCCTGCAGCTGCGTTGTCCCACCAAACGGCGCTATTACCGCCGCCGCCGCCGCCTGCTGCCTGAGCGTTGTTCCCGTTGGATGTCCCAACACCAGCGTTAGAACCGCCGCCGTTGCCGCTTCTCCAGCCACCATTACCTGGCCCTGTTCCACCGCCGCCGCCGCCACTAACGCCACTAGCAGCATTGCCGGAACTGGCTCCAGCCCCCGCACCAACGTTGGAAGAGTTGTTGCCGCCGTTGCCTCCTGAGGCATAGTACCCTTGGACTCCGTTGGCTCCTGCTCTTCCTCCCGTCCAGCTCAACCCAACAATACCGGCTCCTGATACAGAGGAATTTCCGCCGTTGCCTGCCGCAATGGCTCTGTTAGCCGCGCCGCCGCCACCGCCGCCCACAACAATAGTCGCAGTTTGACCACCAATCGCGTTGGACGAAAGAACTGAAACCAATGCTGCACCACCGCCGCCGCCGCCGCCTATGCTGTCATTGCCTCCGGCAGTGCGGCCTGAACCGCCGCCGCCGCCGCCGCCACATCCTTGAACTTGAACAAACGTACAATCGGGATGTAGAGTAAACGCAGCGTTAGTGGTGAACGTGGACTGCGAAATAAAGTTGGATACTGGCGTCACAGTGGCCACAGCAGGAGCGCTGTCCCCGACTGAGTTAGTCCCTACCACGCTTACTGTCCGGTTTTGGTTAACGGCAGTTGGAGGCGTAGTATAAGTAGTTCCGCCGTTCTGCACCAGACTTCCGTTCAAGTACCACTTCAACGTCACCGGAGGAGCGCCGCCGTCATCCACAACCGACGCAGTGAACGTAACAGGAGCAGGCTCCAAAGGAGACGCCGACGTAGGGCTGATTGAAACCGTGGGAACTACCAACGGAATCACGTCCAGCGTAACCTTGTTGGTGGATGAAACACCCGACGCACACTGGTTTGAAACCAAACAATCGTACTGGCCTGAGTCAGCCACGATAGCTGCTGCCACAGATAATGTGGCTGTTGTGGCTCCTGCTATGTTTTGGCCATCCCGTTGCCACTGATATGTCACAGGCAAGTTACCTGCCGTCACTGTACAGACCATGCTGAAGGACTTACCTTCCCCAACAGTGGTCGGGCCAGTAATATTGTGGACAGGAGGGAAACAACCAATCTCAAGTGAAATCTTGTTGGAAACTACAATGCCCGCAGAGTTTGAGAACAGGCAGTGGTATTCCCCCTCGTCATTATTTGTCGCGGACTCAACACCAAAAGAGACTGATGTGGCGCTTGGTATCGCAATTCCGTTCTTGTACCATTGGTACGAAATCGGTTGGGTTCCCGTCACTTGAGCGATAAAACTGAACGGTTGACCCAACTGAACTGAACTCGGCCCAGAAATGTTGCCTAATGGAGGTGAATCTGGGATTGTAGGAGGAGCGATATCGTAGAACTTGCCACTTCCCGTTTGCGGGTAGGGTCTGTCCATTCGACCGCAACCTCTGCGAGCGTTGATTAGCGTATCTGCGCGCAGTCTTTCTCTAGACGCTTGTAGCCCGTCCAGTGCCGCGCCTTCACTGACCGCCATCAGATAACGGGAAATCAAGTCATTTCCGAGTCCTCTGTTTTCGGTCAGGGGGATGCAGATGTCAGACGCCAATTTCAGACTCAAAGCTTCAACAAATGTGGGGGTGAATGCGTTCGGGTCTTCAACCAAACGGTTGTATTTAACATCGACAGTCGGTCTGGTTGCGTACAGGAATCCAGACTCAATCGCCCAATCGATGTTGTATGAGTTGCCGTCTCTGACCTCGCACACACGAATACAATCGTTAGGCAGTCGATATCCGTAGTTATAGCCCCAAGCAGGAGTTATAAGAGGGTCTGGCAACAGCCGTACTCGCATAGCGGCAAACGACCACTCCCGTGCTTCCAATGCTGAGCGCAACGCAAACTCATACATAGCGTTGCACATCTCGGCACGAGTATTGGCGTCTGTCTCGCTTAGCACTGGCTTAGCCCCCACATGGGCTAAAGCCTTGTTATAAATGCTGACTAAACTTGGCATCTGAACACCTTAGCCCATATGGATTACTTTTCTTCCTGCTCTAACGCTTTCAGAACAGGAGCCGCAGTTTCTTCGTCCAAATCGTTGTTCGGGGAAGAAACCAAATCGCGCACAAGAGAAGCGATAGTGGATACACCACCAACGATGTCCTTCACTGCTTCTACCGCACGAATTGCGTCGCTTGGTACACCACATTCCTGACCAACAGCGCAGCGAATTTTGTCCGCTTGTTCGTCGGTCAGGTCATTTTTGTCGGACTCAACCAGTTTGTTGATTACGCCGCCCAACAGCTGCGCCCCTAGTTGAATCAAAATCGGATTAGCCATGGCCTTGCTCCTTTAGATATGTGTCGATGTCGACATACTTCCGCTTTGGCGACCATAACTTCAGTCCCTCAGCAGGATTGTATTCACGTTGACCAACATCAATATGCACCCAATTGATGTCAATCTCGATGAACGTGATTAGGGGGTACTTATCGCGGTTTTTGATGATGTGAACCACAACTTCTGGTGCGGTCATGCCCTTCACATCAAAGTCAGCCGCTCTACCCCAAGAATGCATGGACGTTTCGCTGTAGTCGGCGCTCTTGCTGCTACGAACGCCGCGCCAACGAAAATTGCCGCCGTACATCCAGTTGTTGACCGTAATAGTGCAGTCTAGGTCGTCGCGCAGAGTGTTCAGCGTGTGCAGTAGTGCAGGACACACGAATCGCCATGCCTTCAACCCGTACTTTTTGAAGTCTGCTTCGGAAACAAATTCTCGAATGTCAAAATGTCCACGTTTTTGCATATCACCCTGCCAGACGACATATCAGACGCTTTGCGTCCTCGCTCATTAAAACTAGCAAACGGGCGGGGTGGTTTGAACACACCGTCCTGATTGCCCCCATTTGAGCAGACCACCCATCGGCCTTCCACTTTTTTACGGTTTCGACTATCTCACCGTCACTAGTGGTGTGTTTAAGCCCGAAAGCCAGAACATCGTACGCGTACTGCGTTGCCACCATTTTGGTGAGTTCGTCTTGTTGGTACTTGACTGATTCGGCCACTGCGTTGATTTGGTACGTGTTGTACCCTACAATCACAATCAGCATCAGAACCGCAAGTCCCATCCGTTTTGTAGCCAATTCGATGATGTTAGCGAATAGTTGAATCATAGCTTGCTCACCCAATATTGGAGTTCCATGTCATTCACAGAACCCGTGTGGTTCAAGCTTCTTAAGTAGTTAAACCATCTGTCCGTCAGGGTTGCTTCCGTTCTACCCAAATGGCCTAACGCCTGAAACCACGCGTCATTTAAAGAACCCGCAGAGTTGCTCGCGTCTTGAATCCAATTGTTTTCAGAGAAACCAACAATGGACGCGTCGCCTCCGCTCCCTTTGTTCTTGACGGTAGAACCTGTGCCATCATCGAATGGGAAATGCCAAACAGAACCGTCATTCACCTTGACGTCCCAAATATAGCCTTCATAAGCACTTCTGGCTACGGTATTGAAGCGAAAAGCGCTATTACTAGGCAGAGTACCCAAGTCACGCAAACCTGTGCCCGTGTCGACTTTCAGGTTGTAGCCCTCGGCCAGACGAGACAAAATCCACTTGACTTTAACGCCTAGATATCCGCTATACTCTGGGTCGTTCCATAAACCCACATAACCATCGTGGGTCGACAGCCGAAGCTCAACGACTTGAACGTTAGGGAAAGCTTGGAAGTAGACAGCAGAGTTCGAAAAATTACCTAACACATGAGAGTATGCGTTGGATTCTTGGAACATGTTTCCTTCTACCGCCGTCCCCACGTTCATTGTTACTTCAGACGGAATTCGGGCGTATTGGGCTGCACCAAAGTCATAATACCATCGACCGCTCCCGCTCGCCAATTCAGGCGGCAAGTCCGAGTCAGACGGGATTAGGCTTTTCCAGTACTCAAATAGCATTTCGGAGGATGTGCCCTGAAAGCCCATCCCCCTTAGTGCATTAAATCTGGCATCAATCAATGTGGCCATTGCTCACCGCCTTATTACGGGTCTTCCGGCTCAGGTGGAGCTGGAATGTTCACGCCCTCGCCCAATCGCGCTTCGGAACAAAAGTAGTCGGCCAATGCTCGTGCCGCCACTTGAATTCGGTTAGAATCCAAGGAAGCGCGGCCTGCAATCGGACCGCCGATGATGATTGCGATTTGATTATCGCCCACCAAAGAATCTACCGTTTCAGTCCCTGTTGCTGCGACAGCCGTGATGTTTGGTTTTACGTTATCCAAGGATGGACACGTTACAATGAACTTAGTCATATGTATTCTCCAATAAAAATAGGTGTGTCGATGTCGACACACCCTAATCACCAACGGCAGCCGTGATTATAAAGAGTTTTTGAGGCGGAGTTTGAAGATGTGTTCATCTTCAACACGTACGCAGTCTGCAGTGAATGCAGAGTAGATACGCCATGCGAAAGACGCGCTTGGGTCTTCTGCCACTTTTGTCCAGATGTCTTTACAAGAGTGGTAGCCAAGTGCCATATCGGTCATAGCGATACACCAAATTTCGTCGCCTTGCGGTCCGTCTTCTGCTGCCATGCCCCATTGAGTCGGGTCGAACTTGTCCAAACGAGTTGAAACAATCCAAGTATAGCCCATCCAGTTAGTGATGATGCCCTTAGATTGCAGATCCATTGCGCTGGTGTAATCAGCTGAAGTCGCTTCAGTGATTTGCAGCAGCTTACGCGCTTGGGTTGGACCGATTACGATAACCTTGCTTACTTCAGGTTCGATTTCGTTCTCTAGGAAACGCTCAGTGATTTCAGTCACATAATCGAACGAGATTGGCTTAGTACCGTCGCCGATTTCTTGGGTAGCCAAGAATTCAACAGGCTGACCAGTGCCTTTGATGGACGCTGGCTTCCACGCACCCGCGATAATCAAATCGTCGGTCTTACGAGCCATTGCGTATGCTTGGCTAGTAATAAGCGCAGAGTTAGGGTCAAGCAGCATCTGTGAGATGTCTTCTTGCTCAACGACGTGACCAGTATCGTAGGTATCTACGTTGGTACGGCGCTTAGCAAAAGGCTTGTTGTTGACCGGAGTTGGGTAAGTGCCGTCAGCCGATTGTTGGCGTGAACGTTTGCGCTTAACCGCATCAGGATCCATTGATGCTAAAGTTTCCCAGTTATGGGATTCGGATGATTCGTTCTTGTGCTGACAGTATTGCTTGAGTTTAGCTGACTTCTGTTGCGACAAGATACGCAAAGTGGTTTCGTAAGTTTGTACGAAAGCTTGGTCGATATCACCCGCAATGAGAGGCAGCATCGACATGATAGCGTTTAATTTCATGGCTATTTTCCTAAAAAGAGTTATTATCGATTTGAGCTACCCGTTTCCGGACTCTAAAGAAGTGTTTTGTTTGAGGACGGAGGCTTCCGCTACCCTCGGTTGGGGGTGTTCTCCCTATGTACTACCATTATATCATAGGGAGAACACAGAGTCAAGGGGTGTTACATCTATCGACCCATGACACGGTGTAGGTCAACAACATCTTTGACCGCCTGTTTGTGTGCAGGGTCTGATGTGTTCCAGTACGCATGACTGCGGTTGTTCATGATTTCGTTGATTTGTGCCTGAGCTTCCGCAGGAGTCATACGGTTTCCGCCTTGGCCATGGTTCACCAAATCCAAACCTTCACGACCGATGGAGGTGGCCAGTTGGTCTAACCAACGGAGCGTGTTTGCGTTAAGCTGTCCTTTAGCCGCAGCATCGACCAATTCCGCAGGAGCGCCCGTTTTTTGAAGCAACGCTTGTGCCGTCTGTTCTTTAACTTGGAATGCATATCCCCACTCCTTGGCCAATTCTGCTCGGCCTTTCTCGACTTCAGCAGCACGAGCGGCGCTAGAATCCAAACTCGGCTTGATTAGTGTTTGGTACATCTTGGCAAACTGGTTTTGGGTAAGACCTGCCTCGTGCGCTGCCTTTTTCAAATCATCGGACAGTTGAGCGCCTTCGATGTTGTAGCTAGATGGGTCAGCAGGTCGGCCCAATGCCGCCAGTACAGTTTGCACCGCCGTTTCATCGGCAGGGTCTGGCTTGGGCATTAGAGACGGTGCGTGTTTCATCACCTTCTCGTAAAACTTTTTGCGGTCTTCTTCGCTTGCGTTTTCGCTTGGGATGCGGATGCTCGAACCCAAAAAGGACTGTGCGTTCGCGAATTGGGTCGCTAAGTCCGTCAGGTCTTTGACATTATCGAAAACTGAATTGCCGCGCAGGTCTTCCGGCAACGATTCACGGAAGTTGGGGGTTGGGTCGCCTTGCGGTTCGTCACCTGCAATCAACGGCCACACTGCGCACATGGCGCTAATTACTGAATTTTTCTTCAAACTTTTCATCGTTGTCTCGCTCCGAGTATCTTAACATTTGTTCGATGTACTTCAGCACATCGCGTCGTCCTAGGTTGAAGTAAGTACCCTCAACCGTATTGCCCCGCAATTCGTCCTTGTCAAATTCTTGGCGGATTGCTTCCAAAACCCGCTCCCCATCAGAAGAGCGGAAAACAGCCGCGAATGCTGCGGCCTTTTTCTTTACAGAGGCTTCAACCTCTTCGCGGCTAGCCATAGTAGTTACCTATTAGTTGGCGGTGTCGTATACAGCAGTAGCGATTGCTTTCACAGCCGCTGTCCATTGCGCTTCTGACATCGGAACCGATGCGATTGGTTGACTTGCGAGGCGACCTGATTCCGTGTAAACACGGCGCACTGGTTGACCCGCAGTGGTGGTGGCCATAGCGGCTTTGATGGCCGTTACGTCCGCATCAGTGATATCTTGTGGAACAAGAAAGTAATTACGCTTACCCATTATTGGTTCTCCTTGAGAGCAGCCTGACCCTTGCCTTGGGCTTCCATCGCATTTCCTTCAGCTTCCGCAATAGCTGCCTGTTCGGCTTTCTGCTGCGTCTGGCTTCGGTTTTTGCGAATGGACGTCACCTTAGCTTTGGGTCGCATTAAAGTTTGTGGAGCACCTAACAGTGACCCCAACATACGTACCATTTCATCCCAATCGGGGATGTCAAGCACTTCCGGATTGATTTCAGCCAACTGAGCAGTAGAACCCGCCCAACGTTCGATGCTGGCGGCTTGGTCGATTTTCTGCGCTCGCGACAGTGGGCCAGTATAAACGATATCCATCGCTGCTTTCCCTGACTCCAACAATTTGCTAGGCAGTTCTCCCAATTTACCCGCTCGGAATCGGATATTAAACGTTCGCTGAATCATAGGCGACAAGAAGTCGTTCTCTAATCGCCCTAATGTTGGCCCCAACAGACGCTGCATCAGTTCGTATCGCACTTGAACTTCAGTCGCCGTCATCGCGGGGGAATCTTTCATCTGTAGTTGGTCTACGTAGTAGATACGGCGCACTGCTGAGCGCAAATCCGTTAGTTGGATTGACGAAACATCGAATCTCGCTCGTGATTCAAACGGTTTCATCGATTCCATATCCCTTACTACTGTAAGACCTGACGCACCCAAGTCGATGTCCGAAATTAGACCTCGCTCTGTGACCATAATCGCAGGGTCGATTACCTTCTCAGACGAACGTAGCACCAGCTCAACATAGCGGTTGGCGGTAAGCACATCGGGCAAAGCCAAATGGCTTGGGCCAAAGCCCCACTGCGAGCCTGCGCTTTTTCGCCAACGAATGGCGTAGGCAGGCATTTCGTAGTAACCGCCTTCCTCGCCCAACTGGACTGCGCCTTCTTTTAGAATCCACTTTTTCCCGAACGGGCGCTCAGTGGGCGCTAAGACTGTGCCCGCGTTCCGGTTTTGCTTTTTGTCGTAACGAGTAAACACGCACATCACGACTTCTTGCTTTAACGCCGCTTGGTTACTGGCTTCTTTGGCCTTCTTAATGATGGCTTCTGGAGTGCCTTCGTCCCCAAATCGGTCGTATATTTGAGCTGGCGTCCAACGGAAGACGCGGTAGAAGTTGACCACCTGACCGCGACTATCTTCTTCGAAGTAGGAGTCTTGGATAGGAGAAGATTGGAAAACTACGCTCCCTTCTTCATCCTCGTCCTCCTCTTCAACCATGATGGCGTTGCCATAGCCACACAAGTCGATGTATGTCTCGTTGGCTTCTAGGTTGAAGTTCGAATCCTGCAACGCCGAATACACATCGTGGGTCGCATTTTCAAGCCACTTGCGGCATTCATCATCTGAGTTCAGCTCTTTGTCGCGGAAAGCTAGCTCAAACCATTTGGTGGCAGGGGAAGTCAGACTACCGTGGAGCGACGACGATAATGTTTCTAGGCCATCCCCTGCCGTTGAATCGAAGACTTCGCGATTTTGGTTCCAGTTAATGGAACCCTCGCTTCTTAAGTCCGAGAAAAAGTCGGAACGCATCGGCATGATGTACTTGCGGATACAATCCCAAATCTGCTCGACATTCTTGCGGTCTGTCTTCAAGAAGTCGAGCCGTTTAACAATTTTACTGTTTTCCATCTAGCGTTCCTTAGTGTAGTGCGCGCTTAACCTTGATGTTTGCCTTCATTTTGTTCCCACGGGAACGTTTGGCTGCTACATGGACGTACGACAACACACTGTCCCAAGACGACGCTAAATATCGTACGTTATCTGCAGGGTGCGACGCCCAATCGTGAACGGCATTATTCCGATACGTTTGGTTCTTTTCATCATACTCTCTGCGGAACGATTTTAGCGCTTCAATTAAATATTCGCAGTTCGTTTCATCGATACAACATGTCGCTAGGAATCCGCGAGTAGCATCGATGCCTGCTTGTTTGTCCGCCCGTTCGAGAACGTCAAATTGCATGCCCCGTTCTTCGAATCGGCCTTCTTCTAACACCCACTCTTTTCGAGTTTTGCCATGCGATACCTCAGTGTTGTCGGCATCGTGGGGGAGAATAATCAATCCCAAGGCATAGTCTCGTTTGTTGGCGTGTTCCTCTATGTCATACACCCATTGGAGCAAGGATTTGTTGCTCCCCCACAGGTGGTCAATTATGACGCCTTGACCCATTGGGCCTTCCTGTGTAAACGTGATTGACGTGGAGTCGTTAAAGCCGATATCCATATGTACGTAAACAGGCCTATTCGGGTTGTGCGGAAACTTGCCGATTCTGCCCGTGTTGTACATGGTAATCATCAGGTCGCCATAGTACGAACCTTGCAGAGCAACGTCCCAGTCACAATAATACTCTTGTCGAACGATGAACGGGTCTTGACCCTCGTCGATAAGAGATTGCACCATGCGTTCGGTCATGATTCTGACCGCATACATGCCTTTGACTACGCCGCGCTCAATAGCCTTCTCTGCGTCGGCCACATTCCGGTACTTAAGCTCAGTCGGGATGGACTCGTAAACAGGAATAACATGGCCGTCATTGAGCGTAGCCGTACCTGCTTGTTGCAATGTGTCGGTATCCAACGCTTCGGATGAGTATGCCCATCTCCAAGTGTCGTTGATGGTGAGGTATTTGTAGTACCACTCCTCCGACTTCTCCGCATGCATAGCAAGCTTATAGAACCAATTCTTACCACGAGGCGTAGTAATATGTAGTTCCCATCCGCCCGTTTCATCCAACATAGGACGTAAGAACGTACGTACGTTGGGCGACATCAGGGCTGATTCAGAATACACGATTCCTACTGGACCCGCACCAACAAGCTTATCGGAGTCGCCTCCTTGGAGTTGGTATGTCGAGCCGTTCGTGAATCTCACCAACATACGAGATTCGTTGATGGATTCGACTATTTCATCAGGGAACGCGTTTCGAATGAATCTGTTCCCTAGGGCATCGATACCATCCCAAATCGCATCACGTGCTTGAGTCTTATACGGCAGTATGTGCTTATAGTTACCTACGCGAAGCTGCGATGCGATTGCAATCAAGTGCAACGCCCCAATATCCTTACCTGCCCGTCGATGCAAGACCTGAATGGCTTTCTTACGCCAAGACGGCTCAGGCTCGTTGAACTCTTCGCCCTTGTTTAGTGCTTCGTTCTTGCGGCGCGCAAAATCCAAATGCTCGGACAGGATGTGGTCGTATGCTTCCTCTTGATAGCCACGGGGGATGAAATTATTAGGCAGTTTCTTGTGGACAGTGTTCTCGTCCCATTTCGGGCCAAGGACTGGCACATCAACGTCTAAGTCATCTGCATACGCATTCCGCCCCGACCAAGGTCTAATGTCGTCCATTTATCACCTCTGCATCGGGAATAGTGTCGACGTCGACACAGGTTTCGATTATTGGAGCTTTCTTAGCCGCCAACATCTCGAAGTGACGATTCGAATTGAAGTTCGCATTCTCGATGTTGATGACCACTGTTCCGCCTGCTTTCGACTTCTCACTCTCGATCTTGATTTTCTCACGGTCGGTTTGCATGCGGTGCAGAGTAGCAACAGCTTGGTTGACTGCAGGCAGGTTGGTCACTTTTGCATTATATTGCATACCATCCTTGTCCACACCAAAAGTATCGTCTTCGCCTAGCCCTATTTCAATCACATCAAGCAAGACGCGTTCCATCATGATAGGTCTTACCAACGACTGAATACGGAGTTGTTCCATCTGGTGCGCGATAAGAGCCTGAACACGAGGGTCTTGACGCAATTCTTTGCATCTTTCATAGCTCATGCTCAGTGCCTTGCGCACAGCGTTCCAACTGCCAAGCTCAACGTATTTCATAGCAAACAACTGGCGCTTAGGCTCTAGATTGTCCCAAGCGTTCGTTAATTGCCCACTGGATTGCTGAGCCAGTTGGTTCTTCTCTGTTGATGATTCGTTTGATTCGCTCATTGCGTTTCTCTGCCAGCCGTTGGTTTCGTTTGATTGCTTCTAGTTCTGTGAGTTGGGGGTCTAGTAGAATATCAAGGGCTGTTGGTTCCCATGGTTTGGTCATGTTCACCTCATATGTTGCTGCCATCTTACCTCCATTATAGCACACCTCTGGCTCTGTGTCAACTACCGTTACATCTCACGCGCGCACGTACGCGTAACCAAGGAACGCATGCGCACACACACGTACGAGGACATGCAATCACAGACACACGACCATAGACATAAATCGAGCAATATAATTCCCATAGTTCCGAATACGGGGAGCGGAACGTGCGACTCCGCGACCCTTCGGGTCCCATTTGCTTCTTCGCGGATGTGTACTATTCCACTAGTACGTTGGTGCGCAATCAGCCAGTGCGAAGACCCCCAACACCGTTCCACCCTTCCGCCGCCCGACTCGGTCACCAGAATGCAAAAAGCGTGACAAAACTCACACCTTTAACACACAAGACTATTGACAACCGCCCTATTGCATGCTATAATTAAAATACAT